TGTCGACGTCGGCCGGGCGTTGTGAGAGCCCTGCGATGCCGAGGCCTCGCTTCCGCCCCCGCTTGGCGATCCGGCGGAGAACTTCACCCGTCTCTCCAAGACTGCCCTGCTGGGGAAGGTACTCGTGGATCTCCTCGACGAGTAAGAGGAAGGGTTGGAGTGCGTCTTGCTCGCGGGCGAAGAGTTCGTGGGCGGTGTCGCGGACCAGTGCGTCGGCTTCGTCGGGGTCAACGTAGCCGGAGACGTCGAGGATGATGAGGACGCGCTGCTCGAGGGCGAGTTCGGCGAGCTTCCCGGCGTGCTCGGGGCCGACCTGGAGGTCGCATTCGTCGGTCGCGCCGACGTGCAGCAACTCGTACTCTTCCTTGAGGCCCCAGTATTCGCCGTCGACGTCGACGACGAGCACCGGGTGGCCGCGCTCGAGGAGTTCTTCGGCGATGACGCTGCCGGTGTTGCTCTTCCCGGCGCCTGATTTCCCGGTCGCGAACAGCCGCCCGGTGAGTAACTCCTCGACCGGGAGCGTGTATGGCTCACCGTCAGTGGTTTCGCCGACGGTGATTGCTTGGTCGTTGTCTCCGGCGTCGTCGGCTTCAGCTGTCGTGCTCATCGTTCCCTCCGTGGGTCATCGTCCTTGCAGTGGACCGTTTGCTCGACGTAGCATTCACCGTCGTACACGAGTCTGTAGAGTCCGCGTGCTCGCTTTTCGATCCAGCCTGCGTTCATCAGCGCGTCCAGTTCGTCGTTCACGCGCTGTTTTTTGATTCCAGTCACCTCGCGGATCCGTCGTGGGTTGACTTGGTACTCCTGTCTAAAGACGTCGAGAACGCGCCGCTGGCGCATTGTCGGGTCGAAGTCTTGGTTCGCCACGTTTGGTCGTTCGTATGGTCGGGAGGCCATGCCTTCAAAGTCCCTTTCAGTAGGCGTGCCAAAGTAACTTTCGGCGTCCTATACTCTAACATGGACAAAGTAACAAGACTTAACACGGTGTGAGCACAAGGGTGTAAACATGAGCACGGGACGCCGGTCAGAATCGATCTGGCCGAACGGTGCAGTAACACCGTCCGACCGTGCTCGGAACCAACCGAGCATGACCAAATCAACACCGCCGGCACAAAACGGTGCCGACACGACCCCTACGTTGACCATCGACGACGACAGCTGTGGCTGCTCGCCCAAGCTGGCGTGCTTCCAGTGCTACCTCGAGGGAGCGCGCGGCCTGCCAGCCGTCGTTCCCCTCTCACGGTCAACGAGCGGCGTCGACTGGGAGGCCCACGGATGAGCGAGGTCCACCGCGACGGCGACACGTCGCTACACGTTCGTGATGACGGTGTCGTCGAGCTGCGAACGACGAATGCGTTCGGTGTCGACCCGGTGATGTCGTCGAGCGAGCGATCGATCAACCAGGTATGCCGCCGGTACGCCGACCGAACAGGCACGGACTTCCAGGTCGCCGCAGCCGCAGTCCTCGACGCCCTCGAGACGACCGCCGCCGGCGGAGGTGGCCGATGAGGCGGCGACCGGTGCGGAACCCTCGCGACCGTCGAACCCGCGGCCGAACGATCCGCCGAACGGGCCCGCCGCGCTGGTATGAACGACACAGCGACGCCACCGCCTGCGACTGTACGGTGGACGCTGAAACCGTTCGATCGACGACGGGCTACTCGGACGTCGTCTACCTCCTGTTCAGGTGTCCGGAGTGTGGGGCTCGGTGGACGGGAGGCATCGATGGTTGAAACCCGGGCGACCACACCACCGGAGATCATGAACGCGCTCTGCCAGGCTGACAACGTAACCGGCGCAGCCGTCACCGCCCCATTCGAGACCGACGACGAAGTGCACGCCCGCTTCGGGCTCTGGGTCGGGTCCTCGGAGGACGAGGCCGAACTGCAGACGTTCGAGATCGACCGGGCGCAAATCGAGGAGCTGTCAGAGGTGTTCACCCGGATGGCCGAGGACGCCGTGGATGTGGGAACCGATGATTGACACCCCGACTAATACACTCAGCTGTCCACGCTGCCAGACGACCGATATCAAGCTCGTCGACGACAACGACGCCGACTACCCCGAGACCCGCATCGAATGGTACCACTGTCAGCACTGCAACTACGAGTTCACGAAGGTGTTGACAGCGTGACGGCGCGCGACGTCCGCCTCCCCCGGCGCGGCGCAGGCGGCGAGCAGACCCCGCGGGTGCTCGCCGGCCACACCCGAAGCCAGATCACTCGCGCGACCACCGCATTGTTCGACATTCGGCAAACCACCTCACAGACTACAATGACACCCAGCCACGATACCGACACCGATAGCGAGACCGAGACCGAGCACAGTATGGAGCAACCGTACCACGTTGGCGACCCGGTCGTCGACCTCGCCCAAGGCCGCCCCATGCTGGTCCTCGAGTCCCCCGAGACGACCGTCGACGAATGGTCGGCGGAGAACGGATACCAGCTCATGGACAACTACGCGAACTCAAAGCTCGACACCACGCCGTCGATGCCCGTCGTCCGCTGCGTCTACCTCAGCGATATCCGCTCGGAGCCCTCGAAAGACTACACGTTCCCCGCGAGCCGCGTGGCGCTGATCGATGCGCACCACGCTGACGACGGCCGCCGCATCCACGAGCGTGTCCAGCTCCAGGTGCTCGAAGAGTTGTTCGATGCTGCCTACCGATCCGGGAGCGATCGGACGCTGAGCGTTCTTGAGGGACTCACAGAGGATGCCCTCGGAAAGGACGTAACGAGCGAGGCGCGGGAGCTTGCGAGTGTCGACTACATGATCGATTGAGAATAACGTATCAGATAACTTTGACATTCTCATACGTGTTCCCATCCTCCCCCTCCACCGTCCACCGACCCCCATCCTCCCGAGACACCAGCGTCCCCACGATCGGGAACGCACCCACCGACCCAGCACCATCCCCCTGCGCGTCCCCCGACGTGACACTCGTCGCATACTGGGCCACGGTATCCGAAATGTCGTTCCTGATCATCGACGACCCCGCCGCGATCTGATCCGCCAGGTTCGGCTTCGACGACCCGAAATCAATCTTCGTCGTCGCCGACTCCGGCGTCACCCGCGTCTCCACCTTCTCCACAGTATACGTGTTATCACCCACCTTCTGCGGAATCCCCCGACTCGGATAAAACACCTCGGCCCGATCACCCGGCACAGCGGGGTGCAACCCGGATGTCGGCGCCTGCCCCGTCACCGGCGTCCGATAGAACTCCCGAAGCGCCTTCTTCCCGATCTCGATCGCCTGAAACACCGACGTGATCTGGCGTGACGCCAACGTTTCAGCCCTAATGTTGATCTCGTCGATATCGTTCTGCCCACCGCCCGGCGAACTGGCATACGTCTCACCACCACTCGGATAGTCCCCGTTGTCAAACGGGTTATCCAGCGACCACTGGAAATCCCCCTTATACGCCCAGGCCCAGACGTTCACGCCGCTCGCCCCCGACACCTTGATGAAATTCCGCACGCCATCCAGATCCCTCGACGCGACGGGCTTCAACACGTTATCACCCTCACGGAACACATACGTCGATGGCGTCCGGTCGCGCTCGGGCTGGACGATCAGCTCGTCGTTCGAATCATCGACGTAGAACTCCCAGTCCCGGGCGTCATCCAGCCCGCTGATATACTGCACGATCCGACTGATCGCAGACCGGACCGACGTCAGCGAATCCAACCGAAACCGCCAGTCCGTCTTCACGTAATTAAACACGTTCGCATCCAGCGACACCAGCGAATCCGAGCCACTCTGAAACGCCGGAATATCCGTCGACACCGAATCCACACCAGCATACCGCGCGTTCCCGCCGGATAGTGCGAGTTTGAACGTGTCGCTGCCGAACGCCGCCTGGGCGGAATTCCCAGGCGGCAGATCCACGCTCGCCGTCACCACGTTGCCATCGCTATCGGTCCCCTCGACATCCATCGTATACGTCGTCTTCGTAGTATTCGAATACGAATCCACCCGCAGCTCCGCTTCCTTCCCATACCGCGTGGTTTCCCGAGATTCAAACGCCTCGCGAGCCACATCGAACCGCCCACTAGACCCGATATCGATATCGCCGTAATCCGTCGCGCCGGCGAACGTCCCATACCGGCTCTCCACCCCCGATGGATCGAACCAGATCTCCCGGACGTTCCCCGCCGAGCTGTCGAGGATCGCGTCGATCACCCTGAACAGGTTCGATCCGCCGATCACGCCGACCGCCGTCGCATCATCCAGCACACCGATCGGCGTGCGTGCATCCACCGTCACCACCGGCCGCTCGTCATCATCACTGACGCTGTCGGTATAGCCATCGAACCGCCGCATCGTGTTCCCATCATCCAGCGTGATCGTGATGTCCTGTTGTTCTTCCAGCGCGTGTGGGCGCTTCGACGTATCCAGCGTCACCGTTGCCGAATTCACCCCGGCTTCCTCAATGATCGTGATCTCCGCCACATCAGCAGATACCTCGCCCTCCGGCTGGATCGTGACATGCCAATCGATAGCGAACGCCTGGGTATCCGGCATAGATCTAGGGAGCCAAAGGGGTTACATCGAGAGCGTCCACGTCACTTTCAGCTCCTGACTACTGGTTTTATCGATCGTGGGCGACACCACCGTCCGGTTCAACATCGTATCCTCCGACGTCCCGGACGCGGTCGCCGTACTCGGCATGCCGAACAGGCCCGCTTCAGCGATCGAGACGTTCGCCTCCCCCGTGCCGAACAGCCACGTCCCGGTCACCTCCACCGCCGACGCATCATGCGTATACTCCCCATTGTTCGTGCCTGCATCCAGCTCGACTCGTTCGGATTCCGAGCCGAGGCTGCTATCGGACGCCGACACGCTCGTGTCATCCGTCCCGACAGCCAGCCACCGGAACGGATGCTGCACGTACGTCACGTCCACACTGACGTTATCCGTCCCGGATGAGGGAGCCGAACTGAAGTAGACGGTGCCGTTCCAGTAATCCACCGCGTACTCCGTCGCCGATTCCGACTGGCTGTTCCCGTCCACCGTCACATTCGACACGTCCTCCACCGGGAAATACGGGTACGGGAGTTGGAACTCCGTCTGTGACCCATCGCCGCTAAACGATTCAGTGGTTGGGCCACGCGGGCGGCCGGCGAGCCACCGGAGGATCTCGTTCTCGCCGTCATCCACCACCGTGTTCACCACGCGTCGCGTCTCGATCTCGCCGGTGTCCGCGTCAACGAGTTCGAACGTGAACCGGCCCGTCGCGTCCACATCCTCCCGAAACCGATCACGCGCCACGTCATCGGCGCGTCTCGTGGCCTGGTGCAGGATGTTCATGGCGTCGGCGAGCTCGATTTCGCGTACGTCGGGGTTGTTGGTGTCGGTCATCACTAATTTACTTACCGTATGCCTCCCAGTCGAAATCGGCCGTCGAGCCGCTCGCGCCGGCCGCCGACACCGTCGCCTCGATCGTGAAGCCCGTCGTCGAGATCGACGAGGGATCCACGCGAATATACCCGAATTCCGCCCCGGTGTCGGAGACGGCGTTCAGCGCGGCGGTCGCCTGATCCACCGCGTTCCGGTAGCCATGGGTGAACGTGACCGTGACGGTTTTGACGCCGGTCGAATCGACGGCTATCGTCCCAGATGTCCCGTGCTTCCGCCCGGTGATGGCTCGATTTGGTTGGTCGTCGCGGTACGGCACGTATGCCCGGAAATCCGTGGTGCCGGTCACGCCGCTCGTGTCCGTCGTGGCTTCCCAGAGCTTCATCACGTACTGTCCCGTGGGCGTGGAGCCGTCGCTGGTATACGTGACGTCGGCGTTCCCGGTTGCCGCATCACGCACCACCAGATAGATCTCGTTCGTACTGGATGCATCCAGCGTAAGGGTGATCGTGGCGTCGTTGTCGACCAGGTGCCCGCCGAGGAACGCTTTCCCCGACCCGGCCGTGTCGATATCAATATCAAGCGAACTACCGCTGTGGGATTCATCGAAGTGCCCCGTAGTGAACGGGTCCGCGACGAAATCCCCCATTCGACCGCCGAGCGACGCGATCACTCGATCCCGTTCAGAATTGATCGCCGATTCCTCGCCGAACCCCGAGTCAGAACCAGTCGGGTACGCAGTGACCGCCATTACCGGCGACCACGCACAACCCAGCATTAAACCAGTATGACGCTGGATTCACCTCGCCTCTACGCGTGGGCCAAGTCGTCCTTCAAGAGCACGACTGTCGCCCCTGGCGCGATCAGCTCACCACCACCGCCACCCCCGCCGGGATAGCCATCATAGTACATCACACAGTCATCGGCCTTGAGATGAATGGCGCTGGCGCCACTATAGGTATCAGATGGATCGTGCTGCACGGTGCCATCGATCAGCAGGGCGAGATCGGTCGCCGGGTTTCGTATCTCGATGTCGTAATCCTGGAAGCGGTTGAGGCTCGCCACCGGGGTGGCATTCCCTAGTTCAGTTTCCGAAAATATGCTGTCGGGCATATAGATCACCGACAAGGCTTCATCAGCGGTGTTCCCACCGTTCACGAACGCATATCCATACAGGAACCCGCTGTCCGAATAGATATTCACCATCGGGGACCGGTTCTCCCCAGCCAGCGACCGGTCGGCATGGTATTCCATCCGCAGTTGTATCGTTTCATCGCCGACGGGGTGGCTGACTCTGGTTGCGCCACCACTCACGTCATCGGCCACTTTGAACGATTTCGATCCCTCGATCGGGTCCGACTCGGTCACCACCGGATCGATGGTGCCATCCTGCGCTTCCACGGTCCATCCAGCGGGTACCGAGCCCGTGGGTTGATCTTCGAAATCGCTGAAGATATACGTCATGCGTTAGGCTCCATAGGTACTGATCACCCCACCGCCTTCGTACTCGTGGCCCTGCGTATCATACGTCGCGCCGTTGATTGTCCACGTCGTGTTCGGGTTCTGATCCGGGTCACCGACGGCCACGCTCCCCACGAGGGCTGCCGCCGTGAACGTCGGCGACACCGTGATCGTGGACGTCGACGGCTGCACCTCGATTCGGAAATCCGTGTGGGAATCCGTCCACGATACCGCATAGGCGGTGGCGCCATCGAGCGTCACCGTGTGGGTTTCTTCACTCACGGTGCCCGGGCTCCCAACTACGTCCACCTCGATCGACTCCCCCTGCAGGTCGTACGCCAGGTTCTCTAAATCCGGCTGGGTTGGGTCGCTATAGGATTTTGTCGCGGTGGTGAGAGAGCCATTCTGCGGGTCCTGATAGAGTGTGGTGATCTCGCTGGCATCTAGCGCTCGAGTGTAGAACTGCACGGGCCCGAGGTCGCCCTCGTAGTAGCCGCCGGAATCGTATTCACCGAGTCGGAACGCCGACGACTCATTGTTCATACTCGAGCCGGTCGATGCACTATCGGTCTCCGTGTCGTTCTTATACAGTCGGACGGTCGAGCCATCCCACGTCAATGTGATCATCTGCCAGACAGCAGCATCCACCGACCCGCCCTCTATCGAATGAATCGTGCTGCCGTCGTGGAAATCCGCGTGCCACTGGCCGTTCGCATCTTCCGACCGGACCAGGTACTGGCCTTCGTTCCCACTGACCGCCCGGTTCCACTTCCCCCACCCGCCCTGGTTCGACTGCATCGACGCATCCGGCTTACACCACGCCACCATCGTGAACGGCGTCCCCTCTAGATCCGGGTCATCGCCGCCATCCAGCACGTCGCTACTAAACCCGATACTGTCCGTGTTCAACACCCCTGTTTTCTGTAGCGTACCGCCGTCGCGTGTTAGATCGTGGCCGTTCCCCGTGACATCCGTAATCGGGCCCGCGCTGTCATCGAGCGGCCAGTACGCTTCCAGCGACGAGTCGCCGATGTCGCGGTTCGGATACCCGAGCTGGATCACGTCACCGCCCGGGAGCGCCCCGAACGAGTCGTGAACCGTGCCGGATTCGTCACTGGCGGCGTTCCAGTCGCTGGCGGTGTCCCAGGTCAGCGTTCGCTGGCTGGTGGACGTGGCGCTGGCCGACCCCCCATCCAGTACGGCCGCCGTGTCGGCGAACGACGAGATCCCTCGGAGTGTCACGGGGTCGTCGACGGCCAGGGTCTCGGTGAACGCTGTGATTCCGAGCCACGGGAGCGTGGGATCCGAGATCGTGACTTGGTCGGAGAATGTCGACAGTCGTTCGGACGATAGTTCATCAGTGATCGAGAGGGTGTCGATGAAGTTCAGATCGCCGAGGTCGTCGTACGAGAGCCTGGTGCCGGTGAGGCAGGACCGTTGATCCCGGATCGCGTCGACACTACTCGTTCCGGTATCCACCTCATACAGATGCACCGTGTCCGCCGGGAACCCGGACGTGCCCACGTTCACCTGGCCGTAGCCATCCGTGTCGGGGTCTTCCGCGTAGAGGTAGTTCGTGGCGTTCTGATCGAGGGTCCCGAACGATTCCGCCCACTCGATGTACGTACCCGTGAGTTTCCCCGTGCCGCCGCTGACGCGGTAATCGAGCGCGAATGGGTAGTCATCGGAATCGGTGCCGAGGCGTTCATAGACGCCATCGTCATCACAGTTCGACACGTACGTATTGGAATCCTGCACGCCCCGGTCGACGTATTTCGACGCTTCACCGATCCCCGACCCTGGATCCATCACCACCAACAGGTCCAGATCATACTGGAACAGTCCCGTGAGGTAATCCGGCGCCGCCGGCGAATTCCTGATCGAGACTGAATCGACGAGCGCCCACCCGTTTTGGAATTCGGCCGACAGATACCCGAGCCGGTTCTTCCGCGCTATCTCCCACAACTCCGCCTGCCCCCCGCCATCGATCATCCCGGACACGGTCACGGTGGGGATGAGGCCCTCGATGTCCACCGACCGGGCGATCCCCTGCAGCCGCTGCACGGTCTCGGTCTGCCGCTCGTAATTCTGCTGTACCTCCCGCGGATCATACCCGAGGTCTAGATGACCGAATTCGAACGTGTTCCCCGTCTCGGGGCTACTGTGGGATGGGTAGGTCGAGTCATCGGTGGAATCCGTATTGACCGTGAACGTGAACTGGTAGGTGGATTCCCCGCCGGACTGTCGGAACGGGTCATCCTCGATCACGCATTTCCCGCTGAAGAACGGGTCGAACGCCACCTCCACCTCACCACCCTGAATAGCGATCTCTTGGAGTTTCTCCAGCTCGGCCAGGTCGTCCGTGCCGCCGAGGGCTGGATCCAACGCGAGGGTGCCGTCCGCGCGGTACTGTAACTCTTGGCTGTCGGACTGGTAGAAGTTCGTCGATCGCTTATTGAACGCTGTCTGTGGGCTGTTTGCGAGCCGCGCTGATTTCCGGTATTCCTCGGGCGGGTTGGCGAACGTGTAGCCATCTACCGTGAGGCTGTACGGCACGAGTACTTAGGCCCCGTTATTGGATCGTTTCTCGCGGTTCACCTGCTCGGCCACGTCCCGGCTGAAACTATGCGGGTTCTGCTGTAGGTCCCCGCCGACATCCACATGTACTTCGGTGTTATTGATCTGGCGCTGCACCCCTTGGGCTTGCTGTCGGTTCCCCTGTCGGACCTGGCTGAAGCCGGTTTCCCGTTGCTGTAATTGTAGATCGTCGGCGATCCCCGACGTATTTACCTGCCCGATGGATTCGATGTCGCCGATGTCGCGCCCAGTTACGTCCGAGACGGCGTCTGCCACCTCGTCGATCCCCTCGAGGAACCCGTTCACGATGTCGATCACGCCATTCACGGCGGTGTCGATCGCCTCGCTGATCAACCCGATAATCCCGTTAAATACGGATGCGAACAGGTTAAACAATACGTTGAGCTGTACCTCGACGGCGGACACCAGGAAGATCAAGCCTTCCAAGACGAGGTTCGGGAGCGTGTCGAGGAAGAACGCCATGAACCCCTGGCCAAGGTCGTCGAGAAAGCCCAGTACGAACCCACCGATCCCGCTGAAGATGTTGACGAACCACTCACCGAGTGACTGTAGCCTACTGATAATCATGTCTTCGACGTTCCCGAAGGCATCGCCGAACACGCCCATCACGTCGTGAAACGCATCCACGGCGCCACTGATGTCGCCCCGCACTAGCTCGACGATGGCGGCGCCGACAGCCGCGATCAACGGGAACAGCCCCAGCGTGAGGACGGATAGGAGGGTCAGGATGCTGTCGACGAGGTCTTCGCCGAGCAGTTCGCCCATTGCTTCGCCGGCGTCAGAGACAGCGTCGAACACGCCGAGCATATCGAGGATCTTCACCCCAATGAGGCCAATCGCTGCGCCGAGCGCGACTAGTCCGGCGGTCGAACCCGCGATCACGGACCCAAGGCTGGTGAGGATGGATCCGAGGCTGGTGAACGCCCCGATCAGCGTCGAGGTGAGCCCCGCCAGCTTCACCAGAATAGGGGCGAGCAGCAGTAGGCTGATCACGATCTTCCTGGTGGTTTCGTCCATATCGTTAATCGTCTCCATGAAGCCGTCCGTCGCCCGGACGAGTTTCGTCATTGCCGGAATGAGGACGTTCCCGACGTTTGTCCCGAACTCGAGCAGCGTCGGCGCCATATCAACGAATGCATCCAGCAGGTCCATCAGCTCCGGCTTCAGCTCCATCACGGATGCTTTCATGTCCTGGAGGGCTGCCCGGCCGTTGTCCTGTAGGAACGACACCACGTCCCGTAACACGGGGAGTGCGGCTCGAGCGAGATCGAACATCAGCCCGACGAGCGTCGGGAGGACGTCGGCGGCGATCTGGCCGAACTCACGCAGGGTGTCCCGGAACTGCTCGGTGCCGCCGACCGCGTTCAGCATCTCCCTGACTACGTCCGGGATCGCGTCCACCGCGTCCTTGATCAACGGGATGAATTCCCGGCCAAACTCGACGACGAGCGGCTGTAGTTCCTCCTTTAGATCGCTGACGACGCCAGCTAGCGCGCCGGTGGCGGTGGTTTGATCCTGGAGTTCCTCTTTCTTCTCGCGTAACTGCCGTAACCGGGTTTGCTGTTGGGCGGTGAGTGCGCCCTGGGCGTCCTGCATCGTTTCGTACTGGCTGATGAGGCGATCGGTTTGGGCGAGTTCGTCCTCGTTCTGCTGGGCCATCTGATCGCCCCACGCCAGGATCCCCGACCCGATGATGAGGCCGAACGCGCCGGCCACCGCGGCCGCCGCGGCGGCGAGCGCGCCGAACGCCACCACCAACGGTGCGATCACCGTCGCCGCCGTCACCAACGCCGGGATGAGCGACAGGGTGAACGCCGAAGATAAGGTCCCGACCGACAGGCTCGCCCCGGACGCCGACAGCGAGAGACTGCTAAAACTGCTGGATGCGGTCTGGCTTTGGACGGCGGCCTGGGTCGCCTCATCGCCGACGTCATCGAGCGCGTTCTGCAGGAACTCGGCTTTCACGCCGGCGCCCACGGCTTCATCACCGAGTTCATTCAACGCCGCCTGCAGGATCGCGGCGGTGCGGGTCGCCGACCCCATTTCTCCAGCGGCCGCATCCAGACCCTCCGCCGCCACGTGACCTTCGCCGGCGAGGCCCGAGAGTTCCGCGCCCACGTCCTCGATGCTTTCCTCGGCCGCCTCCGTCAGTGCCGACACCAACACTCGAACGTTCGCGTCACTCGCCATCAGCCGTCACCAACCCTGTCCGGCGCCTCATCGCGCATCCGTTCGGCTTCCCGGCGTTCTCTTTGTAGTTCCGCTAACGTACTCATCTGTCCCTCGGGGCTCGGGGCTTTCATTCCCGCCTGGTCCATCTGGTCGCGCTGATCAGCCCGCGACTCCTGACTCCGGACCATATCCCTGCGCTCTCGCCGCGACCCCACCCGGCTACTCCGTGGATCCGACCGATCCATCCGATCCTCCCGTACGTCCTCGATGTGGCTCGTCGTCGCCGCATAGATGTCGTAATCCAGATGGAACCGCACCCCAGCCGCGAGATCGTGTTCGCCGAGAACGCGGCTGGGGAGTATTCCGTATTCCCGTGCCATTAGTCCGGCTTTGAGCATGATCGGGTTATCCTGGAAACGACTCGGCGCGATCCTCGGCCGCATCCAACAACGTCTCCGGGTCCTGGCCGGTGATCGCGCCGATCAGGAACGTCCGATCCCGCTCGGTCAGCTCGGAGAGATCGAACCACTCTGGGTCGCCGATGTACGCCGGGTTCGCCCAGTGGACGTTCGGCTTACCGACCTGTGGGACCATCACGTCGCGGAAGAACAGGACGACGCGGAATCTGTCTCCCAGTTCCTCCAGATCCTCGGGTTCGACGTCATCCAGCTCCATGTTGTCCATCTCGGTGAGGTCCGTATCCGGGTCGACGTTCGACAGGTCTTCGGCCATGTCGGCGATCCCGTACTCGTCGATCAGCGAGGCGAATTTCGTGGGTTGCATCACGGAGACGCGGAGCTTCATCTGGCCGTCCGGCAACACGACGTCTTTCGTCTCCGCGGTTTCCCTTCGGTATGTTTCCTGGTTTGCCCACGCTACATCGTCGTCGAGATCAGTGTCGGATGAATCTGTGGCCATGCTCACCATGACGACAATTCTCAGCATTAAACCAGTATGACGCTGGATTCCACGGGGGTTCGTGGTCGCCGCGCTACTCATGTCGTCGTTTGAATTTCTGGTGTGAATCGGTCGGTTTCGTTCATCCCCAACCCCGGCCTCGCATCGTCGAAGGCGTCGGCCGGAAGCCACCCATACCCCGGGGTCGTCACTGTCGGTTAGCCGTTGTCACCGATGGTGTTCGTGCCGTTGTCCGTAATCGTGATCCCGGCGTAATTCCCATCCGCGAGCCCGTTCGTCGTCCCGGACGTGAACGTGATCTCGCCGTTCCGACAGGTCGTGAACACGTGACCGTTCCCCTCCGCCGAGATACTCGTGCCACTGATCCAGAGGTCCGTCCCCACGAACCCGTTCGCCGTGATCGTCAACGGCGAATTCAACCGCACCGACTCGAGCCGCGACAGGTTCTCGCTAAAGGTCCACGCCGCATCGATACTCGTGCCGGAGATATTCGTCCCGACGACCTTCACCGCGACAGCAACGGTTCGTGCGGCGTCGTACGTGGCGGCTTCCAGATACACCGTTTCGCCCGCCTTGGCTGCCGCGAGCGCGGTATCCAACCTGGTATCCGGATCCGAGCCATCATACGCCCCCGCATAGTGGCGGCCATCCCCGAGTCGTTCCGTCGAAACGGAGTCCGATTCAAGCGTATCGGTCCGCCAGCTCCGTGGCGCCGGGAGGCGTTGTGGGTTCCGTGCCATCGCTAGATTGTTTCCAGTTCCGCAGCCACATCGGCCCCACTCGACCCCTGATTAACGGCTTGTAACCGGAGGTCAGTCACGCCCTCGATGTCGACTGGCACGATCTCCGTCGCGCCGTTGTCGACGCCGCTGATCGATGCGATCCAGTCGCCCCACGACAGCGAATCGTCGAGCCGGGCCTGCAAGTGGAAGTCCACGTCGGTGCTATCTCCCGAGGCCTGGTTCTCCACCTGTAGCACCGCGGCGTCGGTCTTGACGTCGGCGGTGTCGGTCGCCGTGTCGTCGCCGCCCGACGCATCGAGCGACGACGCGAGACGTAATGGTCGTGACATCGGTTAGTAGGCGGCGGTCTGGCTGTTCGTCAGTGTGGCCTGGATGTCGTACGTGGCGGCCGTGTCTTCGGCTTCCCACCCGATGTTCTCCACGATCGCATCCTGCTCGTTGAGCTGGGCGTCGTCCGTCGCCAGAATGATGTTCGGCACGTCCAGCTCGAGACTATAGGCGGTGGAGCCGCCATCGGCGGTGGTTTCGGGGCTGGTCCACGTTGCGTTCAGGCTCGCCTTGTAGAGTGCGTCCTGCACGGTGGTCGCGGCGGTGCCGCCGAGGAATAGCTGCATGGCGTCGGTGTTCTCGAAATCCAGGTTCAGATTCCCCGAGACGGCACGCTCGCCGACGTGGCACTTCGCCGGCGTCCGACTCCCGCGGATCTTCTCGTCGAGATCGTTGTCCACGGTCGCGCTGAACTCGGCCACGTCGACGGAGCGATCCGTGCCGTCGAGCTGGATTGTGCCGTCGTGCCACACGAACGGCCGCTCGTCCGAGTACGTCGGCGACGCTTGGCTGCCCTGTAGCTTGGGCTTTTGGGCGTTCATGCCGGCGGAGACCATCAGGTATTCCTCGGGGGTGTGGCTGATTTCGAGGCTCCCGATCCCGACGCCCTTGTGCCGTAAGGCGTCGATCGCCCCCATGCCGATCTCGACGGCAAAACTGGGCAGCTTGTTATCCGCGGTAAACGTGTGTTCCCCCGTATCGTCCGTCGAGTCACCATCCGTGTCGGACGTAGTGACGGATGTGGCGCCGAACGCGCCTTTCAGCAGGTAGCCGAGGCCGTTCTCCGGGCCCGCAACGAGTTCCACGCCCCCGTTGTCGTCGAACACGCCGGCGGTGCCGTCGAACCGGCTTCGGCCGCGGATATTGGAGTTGAACAGGACGCCGTTCTCCATGCTGAACCCGTCGCTAATGATCGGGAGGTACACCGACGGGGCGCCGCCGCCGCCGTAACTTGATTCCTCCGTGATCCCACAGTACCCGAGGTGGCTCTGGGCGTCCGTCCCGATATTCTGCGTCATCCACTTTCACCTGTATCCGTGTCGATGTCCGCGATATGTGAATCCGCCTCACGCTCGTTCCCACCATCACCAGCCTCGTCGGGGGAGTGGCTGCTTAGATGCCCATTTAGCGATTTCAGGGACGGATACACCTCGCCGCAGATCTCGCCGTCGCCGGTGGGGTGTTCGCACACGATGCCGTAGTTGATCAGCGGGTTTGACAGGTCGCCGCGGGTGAGTTCTTCAGCCACGGGTTCGGCGACGGCGTTCGCGGGTGTGTCGCCCGCCTCGATCGCGTCTTTCGATGCGACCGGGAGGGGTTCGTGCATCCTGAACTCCCCGTCAGGGGTGTCTTTGATCATCATCTGGAAGCGAATCCCGAACTCATCCAAAACAACCGACGTTTGCCGGCCGCGGAACTGGATGAACTCCCGGATCACGTCCCCGTCGTCGTCTTCGGGCTCCGTTCGTGGTAATTCTCGAGCCATCGTTTAGATCTAGTTCGTTGGTTTGCGTCGTTTTGTTTCCACCACGAAATCGGCCGTCCCGTATTTCAGGTGGACTCGTTCGTCCCGGACGTTCATCGCGAAATCGAACTGTACCGCATCCGCCCCCGACGTGAGGTGGGCGTCCTTCGCCACCGGGTCACCGGCGCCCGGGCTGGATTCCAGCCGCCGGTTCTCCTCGACGTTGTTGACGATGTTCCCGATGATGACTTGGGCCAGCTCGAGCCCGTACTGCTGGTCGTAATCCGCGACGAACGCCGAGATGCTGAATGTATAGGAGGTGTCGTTCGCCCGGACGGTCCGCGCCTCGTCGCCGACGCCCGTCGGAATCGACATCACGACCGGAAGGTCGTAGTGGTTCAGTAACTGGTCGGCCGCCACGACGCCCCGGACGTGATGCTGCACATCGGGCGAGGATCCCGAGCCATCCAGGTTCCCGTTGGACAGGTGGTTGTCGACCGCGACATCCCGGAACCGCTCCAGCACTTCCAGATGTGCCTCCGTGAACCCGTCGTGGTCCGATGGGGTGAAGCCGGCTTCCGTCGCCATCTACATCGCGCCCCCGCCGGTGTCGAAGGCATCATCGACGGCGTCCTGGGCAATCTGGCCAGCTCTACCCTCCCACCGCCTGACGCTGCGATCGATGAATTCGTTCGGGAACGTCTCGTGGCCATCCCGGAAGATCGCCCACCGGATGTTCTCGGCCGCCCGCTCAATCGACTCCCCCTCCCTCGGGGTGATCTTCGCGGTCGCCCACTGCAGGATCGGCTCCAACGGTGGTGGGCTGGTGTCGTAACTGGTTCCCTCGACGATCGCGTGATGGAGCGGCCAGCCCTGCTCGGTCCGCTTCCGCGGCGCAACGGACACCCGGTAAGGATCCTGGGACGCCGTGGCGGCCTTGATCGTCGTCCGCATATTCACCCTGGGGATCCCGACGCCCTCCGGGGCTTCGTCCTTCATGTGGCGCTCCGACAACACCGCCAGTTGATCCACCGCATCCTCGGCGCCGCCGCCGAGGATCCGTTTCCAACGATCCTCGACGCGCGACGGCACGTCCACTTCGATCTCGAGCTCACTCACCGTAGTCGCCTCCGTAGTTCGTCAGGTGGGCGGTGCGGCCAGTGGCGGGGTAGCTTGTGCCTTGGGCTTCGGTGGTGTCGGTGGCGCCGTAGCCGTGGACGGTGACCCAGTCGTCGAACTTCGACTCCGCGCGCCGTTCCAGATACACGTGTCGTTCTTGGCCGTCGTCCTGTTCCGATCGATAGTTCTGGGCGTTCGCCTCGTGCGCCTCCGACGCCGCGAGCAGCTGCGTCGCTTTCACGAGCAGTGGGTGGTCGTCTTCGATGCTGCTCCCTGGCGGAAGGTCGTCGGGGATATCGCCATCTGTGGTGCGTTTCCACCACGCCTGCACCGTGTCCGTCGCGCTCGTGATGAACGGCTCTACGTCCTTCTCGCCGCCCTTGACGGGGATGTCGATGTACTCCCGGACGCCGTCACTGGTGGCCCAGTGTTCGTCATCCAAGTTACTCGACGTGATCTCGGCCATCAATCATCCTCCGCGCTGTCCGAGTCCGGATTTTCGTCCCGGATATAGGTGTCGTCGTGGCGATGGCGCTCGTCGAGCCGTGCGGTTTCGCGCTGGAGTTCCTGGATCTCGTCCGTGTTCATCCCGAGGCGCTCCAGCATCTTCTCTTGCCGGCTCCCGAGGTGGTCCTGTTTCTGGCCGATGCGGTTGACCTGTTCCGATAAGTCGGCCTGGTTCACGCCGATGCCATCGACCTTCTCATCCATCCCGCTGATCGTATTCGATATGGATTTGTAGGCATACGGCGCCCCGAGCCACAGCAGGACGATCATCAGCCAGTTGTAGTTCTGGGCCAGATAGACGAGGTCGGCCAGGCCCACCATCCGGGTCACCCGGCCCGCTCGTCGAGCGCCTCGAGGACGCTATCCCGAGCCTCGCCATCGTCCCGATCGCGCTCCGCTTGTCGAACGTCGTCGAGGTGGTCGTCGGCGTCGCCATCCTCGATCGCCGCGGTCACCGCTTGCCACGACCGGTCGACGAACGACGCCGCATCGAAGCCATCCGCATCCGAGTCGGCGTCGGCGTCCGCGGGTTCGGCGGGGTCGTCCGGTTCAACAGCCGTCGGCGCGTCCTCGCCGGCGTCGGCGTCATCTGGCCTGATCCAGCCGCGCTCGAGGTAGTGGTCCACGCTGTCGTCGGGCACCTCGTAGGTCGCGGGCCCGACGTACTGGTGGGCTTGGTCGTCCGAGCCTTGGCTGGGGGCTTCGATGAACGTCGCGCGGCGGGGCCAGTGGAGTTCAGTCGCCATAGTTACACATCCTGGAGGATGCTCCAGTTGTCGGGCCGGTGGAGGTGGAACCCGATTTCCTGGGCGATCTTGAACCACGTCACGAGTGGGTCGTTCTCCGTCCACATCTGCGTGAGGAACCCATTCGCCATGTCGACGCTGAAGTCCCCACTTGGGGGCGCCTGCCGGCCGTGTTCCGCCAAGCGGTCGGCGAACCAGGGGATGAACGCCGACACGCGGCCGGGGGCGCCGATCACGACGTTCCGCCGCTGCGTATCAGCAGATTCATCGTAGGGTTCCAGGATGTTGTCCTTCACCGCGTTCGAGGGATCCTCGGCGACGTTCCCCGAGCCGTCGAGCGGCTGCCCGTTCGCGTCCGTCCTGACCACTTGCGTGCGGACTTCCTGGATCTCGTCCACCGGCAGGATGTTCGCCACCTGATCCTCCGCCAGCCCCTGCGTATCGACACCGCTGAAGCGGCCTTCCAGGTCGTCGTTCTTCTTCAGATCCCGAAGGACCGATGGGCTGAGGTAGGCGGTGATCTGGCCAGCGCTATCCAGCATATCGCCAGTGTCCTCGATCTGGAAGCTGGCGTCGATGATCGTATCCTGCGGCGTCGAGTTCGCGGTGTCACTGAACGCCGTCGACGCCGTGAACACGTGCGACGCGTCGAGGTCGGGGTGGGCGGTCTGGCCTTCCGACCCGATCATCCCATCGATCCCGCCGTAGCCCCGCCAGGACACCATCGACCTGGCGATCTCCAGCCGCAGCCGAAGGTTGTCCGCACTGGCTTCGAACAGGTTCAGGATCTCTGCATCGGTGTTCAGCTCCGTATCCGCGCCTTTCTCCGGCGCGGTCTTCGCCTTGAACGTCTCGACGCCGACGGTGGATTCGTCGAGGTCATCGATGTCAACGACGCGGGACTCGGCGGAGAGATCCGAGCGGGGCATCGGCATCTCGGCGCCGTCCATCGTGTAGTACGTTTCACTGCTGTCGCTCAACTCGACGGGCGGGAACACGTCGGTGGCGATCAGTGCGTTCTGCCGCGTCCGATTATCCAGATCCCGAACGATCTCGTTCCGAAGCGTCTTCGGCGACACCGTGTCGGCCTGGCTGATTGTGAATGCCATCAGTGATCACCTGTAGACCGCAACCGCGACTCGATCCCCCACGTGGAGCGATCGAACGTTCGTCTCGACCACCAGCCCGTAGGCGTCCGACCGGTCCACGGCCGTGGTGCCGTCGCCGAGGGTGTCCGAGACGGTGCCGCCGGCCCGCTCGGCGACCAGGTCGCCCGCGGTCGCGGTGTACGAGCCCTCTGGGCTGAGGTAGTACACCGGCTTACTGACCCGGACCGTATCGTCCGTACTGCTGTCGCTGGGGTCGGTCATCAGCATCCCGATCGCCGCCGAGTCGTCCGTCGCCTGCTGCACCTGCGTGAAGTCGCTGCCCTCCCCCGAAACTTCCATCAGATCCCCGGGCTCGCTGGTGCCGGTGTCCGTTACCTCGACGGGGATCTTATCGCCGGGGACGAACGCGACGTATCTGGATGCCATCAGGGGTCACCTCCGCCGATCGCGGCCTGTAGCTCGTGTTCCGAACTATACTCCCCGGGCGAGACGCCGTGTTCGGACTCGATGAAGTCCGTCGGGTCCTGGCCGCGGGCGTTCGCGGCGTGGATCTCCCGAGCCGTCATCACGGATCGGGCCGCTTGGTCGGTTTCCTCCGGGTCGGTGGCCTCGGATTCGACCGATCCGACGGTTTCGTCGGCGGCGACGGCCGCCGACAGCTCGTCGCGCTTCGCCTTCGACCGGCCGAACGCCCGCCAGCGTTCGCCCGCCATCGCTTCCAGCTCCGACAGCGGCTTCCCAGCGAGATCGTCGACACGGTTGTCCTGGTCCTCGAGGTCGTACTTCGGGAGCGCCGCTTCGAGATCGGCGATCTCGGCGCGGAGGTCTTCACTGAACGCATCCACCACGTCCTGCGGCGTGAACTCCTCATCGTCCGGATCGACGCCCTGACTGGCGGCGATCTCCCGGAAGTGTTCGGCTTCATCGGAGAGACTCGCCACCTGCCCTTGTAGTTCCTCGATCTGTTCCTGTTTCGCTTCCACGGTGTCCGACGCCTGGGTCAGTGCAGCCTTGGCTGCATCCAGATCCTCGGGATCCGTGGGAATGTCTTCATCTGTCATGTGTGCAGTGTCCGCAGCCGCGATTTCGTTGATGGATCCGGCGGCAGCCCGAAGGGTGCGAACGAGCCCCTCGGGTGCCTGATTCGGGGAACTAGCTGCCAGTCGCCCGGCTGCTTCCGCGGCAGCGGCCAGCTCGGGCAGATTCCCGTTCGACGCGCCGTCCACAGCCTGATCCGGCACCAGATCAATCCGCTGAATCTCCGTCGCCTCAACAACCACCGAGCCATCATCCCGCTGCACCGGCTCGCCGCCGTCTTCTTGCAGTGCGATGTTCCCGACGATACTGAAACCGAAGCCGTCGAACGACCCGGCTTCAGCCGCCTCGACGGCCTTCGGATTCGTGAACTCGGAGTCACGCATCACGACGGCTTCCCGACCGTCATCCAGCGTGTCCTGACTGAACTCCTCGGCCACGCCGATCTCGCCGAGCGCGGTCTGGGCCGCCACCGAATCATCATCCGGATGATCGAACCCGATCGATGGTGGCTCGCCGGCCTCTACGCGGTCCTGGACGCGCTGATACGTCTCCGGGATGGTTCCCTCGGGGACGAAAACCGGGGTGGGGTCGCCGTTCACCCACAGGTCGTGCTGGCCGCTGGCCCACACGATCCCCCGTAGGCCATCTTCGGACGCCTCGCCGGCGTCGGCCGCCTCGACGTGGGCGGTAAACGATCGGGATGCTGCCACGCTCGCACTGAACTCGGGGGCCTGGTCCGCGTCTTCGAGGTCGCCTGCAGCCACCCGCATCGTCGTCGCGATATCGTAGGCCTGCCGGAGCTGGTCTTCGGAGACGCCGTCGACGCCGCCGCGGCTGCCGTTGATCGCGGCGTGGATAGCCTGCAGCGCGTTCACGTTCACCGCGCCCTGATGGCTGTTCCTGATCGGGAGCTTGTAGGCCGATTTCACGTCGGCCTGGTCGCTCTCCGTCGCGGGGGCCAGCAGGAAGTTCCGGCGGAACGCATCGAGGTCCGTCTCGTCACTCGAGGGGTCCGGGTACGCGGCGACGGCGTCGCTGCCGTCCCAGGAATCAGTCGTGTAGTCCTGGCTGTCGGGATCGAGGTCTGGCACCGTGTACTCGATGTCTTGGGCGTGGATCACCGCGTCGGTAGCGTCGGCTACCGTCTGCTGCAGATCGTCGATCAGGCTGTGGATCGCCTGGATCTGCTGTGGATCCATCCCTACCCAGTCAGAGTCAACCCCGCTGTATAAACGGGTATCACGCTGGATTCTGATCGAGCGGGAGGGAACCGTATCCGCCCCGGCCGTGATCTAGCTCGGTATGGGCACGCCGATCATCGGGTTTCTCGCCGCGCTCGTCTCCATCGTGTTGAATTACGTCGGGAAATACCGCGACTACTGGTGGTGGGACAACCTCGCCCACCACACCGCCGGCATCGCCCTCGGCTCGGTATGCCGGCTGCTACCGAGATCGAGATCGCCGCGGGACGCCGCCCTGATCAGCCTCGGACTCTCGACGCTGTGGGAGATCGCGGAATTCAGACATGGTGCGTGGCCGTACGGCTCGGACGAACCCCGGGACAGGCAGGCCGAAGACGTACTGCTCGATACGATCCTCGTGATGGCCGGCGCGTGGATCGCCGCCCGACTCGATCACGAGCCGGGTTCCTGATCGCCCTCGGTTTCGTCGCGTTGCTGTACGCGCTGTTCGCCGGGGAGTTCGTAGTTATCCGCGATCCTGGCGATCGCGCGAATCAAGCCACGGATGAACCCGATCCCCGTAATGCGGACGATCTGGACGAACGTGAACAGCGCGAACGCCGCCAATAGGATCGCGGCGAGGTACTCGACAACCCAGCCGAGGTCCACCTGGACCGACAGCGACGCCTGTAAGTCGATGATCCCCAGGTACAGCGACAGGCTGAACCCCGTGACGACGAGTAGGATCAGGCCGACGAAATAGGCATACGCGAACGATACCTGCCACGGCTCACCCGGCTTCAACGGCTGCAAGTTACTCCCATACCCATCGTCGGGGTCCCCGGAGCTAGACATCCACGGTCACCCCGAGTTTCATCGCCGCCGACCGGATCCGCGAACGAATGTTCCGGACCGCCTGATCATCCACGCCGGCACACCCCGGATGGTCCTTCCCCTCGTACGCATAGAAGATCTCACGAGGTTTCAGGCCGCTGTGCCGCCACAACACCCACACGAGGGTTTCCTGCGCTGTGAGGCCCTTCCCGAGCAGCTCGATGAGCATTCCGGTGTCGGTGAAGCCATCGCCCTGCTGTAACTGCTTGAGAACGGTGGAGAGCTTCGGATCACTCGGGTTGTCCGCCCAGCCCGGCTGCGCACGCATCACCTGGCGCGAGGCGCGGTTCAGGATCTCACGGCCCTCCTTGTCGAGATACGGTGAGGTGCCGAAGTTCTTCCCCCGCCGCGGTGGTTCGTCAGATCCTGGATCATCCCCGCCAGGCCCGTTCCGTCCCATAGTTGACATCACGCTAGAATTTCACGGCAATAGATGTAAAGGGACGGGAAGTCCGTGATAATATTCCAACAAATGTGTATTGACAGGTTAAGAGATGGCGGCGCGATCCAACCGCTCGTTCAACACCGTCGGATTAAATTCCTGCTCCGCATTAATCACCGTCGGCCTGAAGCCATTCGTGCCCCAAATGCGTTTCAGGTGATCGTCCCCGATGTCATCTTCGGTGATCGGTTCCTCACCCTCCGGTAGTTCTAGTAGTGGCCGGATATCGGAGCGACACCACGGGTGGTTCGGGGGCAGCAGCCACGGCTGTTCGACCAGATCCACTGTTACTTCATCCAGCCGTCTGCACACGATGCTGGTTTTCCGGTCGATCACCGCATCATACGTTCCGTACCGGAACCCGTTATTCAGATACCGCCGATGCGTCGCCGTCACATAGGCATCCTGCACGCTGTCGTGGCTGATCAGCTCGGCTTTCGACCTGGCGGTCTGCCCACTGATCCCGTGTTCGTCCCGCGTCTCCGCATCCCCATCCAACAGCACCTGTTCAACGCGGGTCGCGAGATCGGTCTGATCATCCCGAACCGAAGATACGGGTTCGTTCTGACTGAACCCGATCTGGATCTGTCGGGTGGCGCGATCCCCGATTTCCTCGGCCAACGAGTCGCTGTGCTCGTACAAGAGGGCCGCGTCGATGTTCCGAAGCTCCCGCTTCAACGCCCGATCAGCGTGGTCGAAGTTCGGCGAGCCGATCAAGTCCGACTCGTCCATTGTTCCTGGGAGCGTTCGCTGTAGGCGACTGAACGATGCTCGTGCGGCTCGAGCCATCGTAGTTTTGTGACGGTCTTCCAGCCACCCCACCAGCTTCACCCGAAGCTCGCGAGCCGCTAGTCGGGTGAGTTGTTCGTTTAGCCGTCGGGCTTTTGATCGGGAGCTGGCCGTCGGCTGCTGCATGATCTCTATGCCTTCGCCCGCCAGGAAGTCCTCGATCACGGACTGCAGGTCACGGACCACGCGTCTGGCGCGCTGCCGAGCGCGTCGAAGGTCCGTGCCGTTCTTCGACGCCGGATCCCTGGCCGACATCGCGCCGGGTTATCCCCCTCGCCAGCCAGTCCACCCGCCCATGACTCTGTCCTTCATAGATCCGCAGAAACGGTTCGCTGCCTTCGGATTCAACCCGTTCTTCACCATCGTGCCCTTACAGCAGTCACCCGACGGACAGTCGAACTGTCCCTTCATGCCCGCCCAGGCTTTCAAGAGGATCAGTCGGTTCGGCGTTTCGGATTCTTCCCACGGTTCGGGGATCTGGAATCGGCCATCGCCCCGAATCGCCTCGACGCTCACCCTGGACCCCTCCGCATCGCCATCCACTTCCAACTCGCCCTCGGGGTTTTCAACATCGGGATCGATCTGGCCGTCCGATAAATCGGATTCACGATACACCTCCACGCCGCTTTCCACACCCACGATGTATGCCGGGTCGTCGCTGCTGGCGTCGATCACGTCACCGGATGGGCCGTCGAATTCCTCGGTGCGAACTTCCACCACCACGCCCATCCCGCTGGGGGTTTCCACTTCATCCCCTTCTCTGAACGATCCGGCTGCCTCGATCATCGATGGACCGAACAGTGCAGCCGCATCGTTCTGGAACGATTCCCATACCGATTCTGCTGCATCCAATGAGAGGCCGGAAGCGATCACTGGCCGATCATGGATCCCCGTATGATTACCCCAGCCTTCGTTTCCTACCCACACCTGATCTGCACCGGCTTCCTTCAGCGCGTTTACGAACGCTTCCAGTTCATATTCGGTGCTGAACGGATCCCCGCCAGGGTTCCCGAAGCGGATCCCGTCAGATGGGTGTCCGGCAGCGGCCAGATCAGCGAACGACGCAGCCAGTGCCTCGGATGTCTCGATCGCCCAATCCACACCAGCATCACCACCCCACCCGAGCCAGGCCACGTGACCCGCATCCCGCCACGGCGCCCCCTCGTGTTTTTCGGCCACGCCGCTGTTCTGGCGATGCCGGTTGAACTGGGCCATCCGCTTCACGACATCAGCGGATAGTTCACCGCCATCTGCGAGCTGCCTGGCACGACGCCACCCGGTTTCGGTCATCCCCTCGATCTCGTCGGGGTGTTCGTCGCGCCAGTCTAACACTTGCTGGGCGTTGTCCTGGGCCGCCGCCGGCGGCGTCAGATCCAGCTTCGATCCGGCCGCCTCGCCCTGGAACTGTGCAAGTGGGTTCTGTTGGTATAAAGAGTCCCGAAGCCCCGCACAGAACGCTTCGGCCTTCCGATCATCCCAGCCGGCTTCCGTCACCATATGCGCCATACACGTGTCCATCGACTGCCCGACGTTATCCCAGGCCGCGCGGGCGGCGCGATGCGGCCAGACGTCCGGATCCACCGGATACCCCTCGGCTTCGACGTTTCGATTTAGATCTATTTCGTCGTCAGTGTCGTCGAGGCCGAGGCTCGCCAGCACGTCCCGGCGGTTGATCGTGCTGTCATCGGCGGACGCCCGGGGTTCGCGCCCATCGTCACCCACTGTAGGGCCCTCTATATCGGCAGATCCCTGGTTATCGGGCTGTTGATCCAGGATTTCATCCATCTGCTGTTCTCGATCCCCTGGATCCTCTGGGCCACCTTCCGGCGGCATACCCCTGGTGGGGTCGGTTTCCAGATCCACCCCCTCTAAGGTGTTCGCCA